CCCCCAGGCGTAGAGTTTGTCGTCAGCACGGATGCCGAGAGAGAAGTCATATCCACCGGCGATGGCCTTCCAGGTACAGCTTCCGATAGCAGTGGGAGAGGTTCTATTCGTCGTGGACCCGTCTCCAAGCTGGCCACTGTCGTTGCCTCCCCAGGCATAGAGTTTGTCGTCAGCGCGGATACCGAGAGAGTGGTAGCCACCACCGGCAATCGCCTTCCAGGTACAGCTTCCGATAGCAGTGGGAGATAGTCTATCCGTCGTGGTCCCGTCTCCCAGTTGGCCAACGTTGTTCCTCCCCCAGGCGTAGAGTTTGTCGTCAGCACGGATGCCGAGAGAGTGGAGGTCCCCACCGTTAATAACTTTCCAAGTACAGCTACCGATTGCCGTGGGAGAGGTTCTTTGCGTCGTGGTCCCGTCTCCCAGTTGGCCATAGTTGTTCTGCCCACAGGCGTAGAGTTTGTCGTCACCACGGATGCCGAGAGAGTGGTGCCCACCACCGGTGATGGCCTTCCAGGTACAGCTCCCGATTGCCGTGGGAGATGTTCTATTCGTCGTGGTCCCGTCTCCCAGTTGGCCGTATTCGTTGCCCCCCCAGGCGTAGAGTACAAATCCCTTAGAGTAGAACTCTTTCCATGCCCCACTTACCCTACACCAGCCTTTCGTGACTTCCTTCCACGTACCTGACACACGACATGAAATCCCTGTTACATTCTTCCATGAACCGCTAACCTTAGCATTGGCACTCATCTACGCCTCATGTTTGAACCAAACGTCGCCATCCGACCCGCCCGATGGATCGCTCGTAGACAGCGTGATCTTGCGGATCTGATCAGCATTCACTGTTGGCATCCCGTGCTTGTGGTCCCGTCTCGCAGCCACCGTAGCTTCTCCAGTAGAAGCCGTATCCCCGAACGCCTGATTCGACGGAGCTGTCGCATCAAATGCAGCGATGGTCGAGTTTGATCTGATGACTGTAGTCGCATTTCCAGCCGCAGCTGATGTTCCTAGTGAGATTGACGGGGTGGCGAATGCAGGTACTTCCGAAGCAGATGCCAGGCGAACGCGAGAGGTGGCTGTTCCAACGTACACCTGATCGTAGTCAGTGGAGATCGCGGGCTCTCCCTGAGCGAGCTCAGCCGCCTCAATCTCTGCCTTTGTCCCGCGAACAAACTTGATGATGTTCTTTTTTGCCACTAGCCCTCCTTGCGCTTTCGCCTGGACTTTTCGGCAATCTGTGCTGTAAGTCTCTCTATCTCTGATGCCATCGCTCTGTTCTTTGACTGCTCATTGTGCAAGTCTTCTTGGGCTGCTGCAATCATCGCTGCCTGTTGCTTGCCTGTGGCCTCTAGTTCTCCAATCCGTGAGGCCTGTTGCTTCCCGGTGGCCTCTAATTCTACGATACGTGAGGCCTGTTGCTTACAAGTTGCCTCTAGTTCTCCGATACGTTTGAGCGCGTCTCGTAGTTCACCGCGCACCTTCTCGTATGCAGCCGACAGCTCGTTGTGTTTTACGCTCAGGGCATCGTGTGATGCCTTGTACGACTTCGACTGTTCTGCCTCCGCCTTGGATGCACTTGCTGCAGACATTGCCGCAGCGATAGAAGCCTGAGCTGACCTCCGTTCGTCGGAGAGCTTACGTTCCAGGTGCATTGCCTCAACGGTCAAAGCACCGATCTTAGCAATGAGATCGTCAACTGAAAGGACAGCCGCCTCTTCCGTTTCAATCTTCGCGTCTTCCATTCCTCCTCCCCCCTACTGGGGGGCGGGTTGCCCCGCCCCCCATGTGAACCTACGCCAACGTTCCACCGTCAATCGTGGACACGTCCAAAAGCACGTTCCCAGAAGCATCGGGGAATGTGATCGTTCTGACTCCGCTGGTAGACGCACCAGTGATCTTGAACTGGTTGGTCCCAGGAGTCGCCGACGAACCTGCGAACCAAATGTCTTTCCAAGGCTTGGTTGTCGAACCGAAGTCGAGCCCGCCAGCCGTACCAGGAACAAGCGCTTCATTGATCGCCACGCTCGACAGGTTGGACAGGGCGGTGTTGGCCCCCGCGCTGGCAGCGGCTGCCCACTTGACTCCGCCTGCAGCCTCAGAGTCTGCCGTCAACACGTAGTTATTCGTCCCCACGCTAAGCCAGGCATGAGTGCCCGCTGCAGTGGTAACGAGAATGTCTCCCTTGGTGGTGGCTGGCCCAAGAGTGTCAAGGTCTTCAAGCACGCCGTCAACGCCAAGAACGTTACCGGTCTTGGTTAGCCCCGTACCAGCAGAGACATATCCCGCACCAGAGAACTGGGCAAAGGTGATATCAGTCGTACCAACTACAATACCCTCTGGCTCGTTCGTGCAGACCCAGCCGGTGTCCTTGAGCGTTGTTCCACCAGATACGAACACGAACGAGTGCGGGAATTCATCTGCCGCGTCCATGTCTGTAGCCCGAGACCACGCACCAGCAGCCGTGACATAGATACCGTTCTCTTTAGCGGCAGTCTGGTCCTTGACGAGTACACGAGACTCGCTGGTGAGTACACCATCAATCGTCTGTTCACCTGAAAGTGTGACGTTCTGGGTGGTGGCGCAAGCTACTGCCGCATGAACTGACAGCCCGGTTGCTACCGAGTCAACGTAGTTTTTCGTGGCCGCATCCTGCGCCGAAGCAGGGTCAGCGACGTTCGTGAGTTTCTTCGAGTTCATCGAAACGTCCGCGCCCGCCTGGCCAGTGAGGATCGTCCAGAGATTTGCGCCAGTGAGTGCAGCTACGTTTCCACCAGTAACGCGTCCGACTACTCTCTGTTCCTCAATTGTCAGCGCAGCAGGAGTATCAGCCGTTGTCGCAGCGAGGATGCTCTGAGCGCCATACTCGTCCCATAGCGCAATCCGCTCCGCAGCGCTACCAACACCGTTCCCGATGAAGAGCGCCTTCGTGTCGGTCTTGAACGCAAGCTCTCCTGTGTCGAGCGTTGTTCCTACCGCACCAGTACCACGCTTGATCTGAATTTTGTTTGCCACTTTATCTCCTAGAGCACTCCTCCGTCAATCGCTATGTCTCCTGCCTCCTGCAAGCCGAGGTCAGACCATTCTCCCGAGATATACATCCTCCAACCAGGCTGGCCGGACTTTGTGTTCGTTCCATCGTCCAAGTACATGTCGCCATCATCCGGATCTGTCGGTTCAACCGATAGGGCCCGAACGTTCGTGAACAACACCGACAGCGAACCGAAGTCCAGCGGGGCGTTGGGCGGGAACGAGGCCCGGCCCACCGCCGCGTCTGATGGTGTTCGGTTTGTAATGCGGATGGTGTTGGGCATTATTGCGCCTCCACAATCTCCTCCGTTATTACAACTGTGATGTAGCCATTATTCGGGAACGTCTGCACTGACTTATCTTGGAACGTCACCTCAAACTCTGCCTCATAGATCCCCGCATTAGCCGTGTCTGTGGTTGTCCAGTCGTACCGAACGTTTCCTGTCGCAGCGTCAGTTATCACTGCGGCCTGCGGTGGCCGTCCACGGATGGCCAGCTTGACCGTACATCCAGTAAGGTCAATCACCGACCCGTCCTGTATAAGCTGTGCATACAGCGAAGGACGGGTATCGTTCTGTTTGATGTAGAACGTTGCCATGGCCCTCCTACGTCACTTTATCAGCCTGGAGCTTCTCTAGCGTGCCAACCTTCGTCTCCAGTGCACCGACCCTAGACTCCAGTGCAGCCAACTGTTCTTCTGGGGGAGGTGGGGCATTGGAGAAGTCTGGCTCCTTGCATATAACGACACCAAGTCGGTACGTCTCCTTCCCTGTCGCCACGACCGTGACCCAGTGCTCGTAGTTGGGAAGCTGGGACACATCAACCTTTGAGTCTACAGTGAGCAGACCTTTCTCGCTAAGCGTCACGCCGTCAATTGGGTTCTCAAGCTTCCAGGTTACAGGTTCGTTTGACTCGAACTGAATAGTGTTCGTTCCATCATCCGGGATGTAGCAGAATGTATTTCCGTTACCGATGAGCATTCAATTCCTCCTCCATAAACTTCACTCCCTCCAACATCACCTGCGCACGTGCTGCATCACACAGTGCCTGTGCACCCTCCCAGCAGTCTTCCTCAATTTCGATTGAGCGTAGCCTATCCGTGATCGCCAGACCACGATTAGCACAGGCGTAGGCTGAGGCATAATCTCCGTGTGCGTACCAAAACTGGGCGAGCCTGATCCATGGCTCGCGCTGAGATGGGTTCTCGGCCAGTGACCGGAGCAGCCAGACTGCGATCTCATTGGGGTCGCGCTTCAGTGCATTGAGACAGTAGGCGATCAGGCGACACGTTGTTGAGCGTGTTTGCGCTATTCCATCCGTGTCAACTCCAGGTTCAATGTATTCATCAGTGATCGCCAGGTGCCTTTTCAGTTCGACAATAGCTTCTTCGTATCGGTGATGGAACCATAGTTCTCTTCCATATAAGTGGGCACAGCGCTGATCATCAGGATATTCCTCGGCAGCTTGTTTGAGTAATTCAATCCTTGACCAGCGTTCCTGCTTATCTGTGTCGGGGTAGTGGCGGATCAATTCATGTTCGCAGGTGGTTACATATTCGCCAGGCTCTGTTCGTACCAGAGTCTCATGGATCGGGTAACGCCAGATGTAACCATGGCGTGAATGTATCTTGAACCCCCACACAGAAAGCCTAGGGATCGTCTGCTCCTCGTCCTCCCAGTTATGAATGAATGGATAACGGAGCATCGTTGTCCCTGGCGTCCACGCTTTCTCTAGTTTCTCTCGCCAGTCCGGTAACAATACCTCGTCCAGGTCCATGGAGATACAGATCGTTGCATCAGTAGGAACGTATGAGAGTGCCATGTTTCGAGCAAGGTCGAATCTCCAGGGAGAGACAGTGATATCGTGAACAGTAGCACCAAGAGAGCGCAGGATATCAGGAGTGCCATCAGTGGAACCAGTATCACAGAGAACAACCTGGTCTACGCCTGCCATTGATTCCATGAATCGCTTGGCATGCTTGGCTTCGTCTTTGCAGATCCCGTAGACGCAGATCATTTCAGCCCCAATGAGTAATACCCCCCACAGGCAATCGCCTTCCAGGTACAGCTCCCGATAGCAGTGGGAGATGTTCTATTCGTCGTGGTCCCGTCTCCCAGTTGGCCGAAGTTGTTCCGCCCCCAGGCGTAGAGTTTGTCGTCAGCACGGATGCCGAGAGAATGTCCGTACCCATTTGCAATCGCCTTCCAGGTACAGCTCCCGATTGCCGTGGGAGAGGTTCTTTGCGTCGTGGTCCCGTCTCCCAGTTGGCCAACGTCGTTGTACCCCCAGGCGTAGAGTTTGTCGTCAGCACGGATGCCGAGAGAGAATTCGTACCCACCATCAATAGCCTTCCAGGTACATGTTCCGATAGCAGTGGGAGATAGTCTATCCGTCGTGGTCCCATCTCCCAGTTGGCCAACGTTGTTGTGCCCCCAGGCGTAGAGTTTGTCGTCAGCACGGATGCCGAGAGAGAAGTCATATCCACCGGCGATGGCCTTCCAGGTACAGCTTCCGATAGCAGTGGGAGA